AGAGATATTATTAAAGATGCGTTCCTGGTAAACCTGTTTCAGATACTTGAGAAGAACCCACGAATGACGGCCACCGAAGTATTGGAACGGTCTAAAGAGAAAGGCGCACTGCTTGGGCCGAGCATTGGTAGACAACAAAGTGAAGCACTAGGGCCGATGATCGAACGTGAGCTAGATATTCTGCAACATGCAGGGGCTTTGCCACCAATGCCAGATGCATTGATTGAAGCAGAAGGTGAATACGATATTGTGTATGAATCACCATTGAATAGAGCGCAACATGCAGAAGAAGGGATTGGTTTACTAAGGACTATTGAGGCATTGGGACCATTGCTGCAAACGACTCAAGATCCTCAAACCATTATGCGTCGATTCAACATGGATGAAGTGGTTAAAGGATTGGCTGAGATTAATGCTGTACCTCAGAAGTGGCAACACTCTGATGAAGAGTTGGCTGCGATGGATGAGCAAGAAGCAATGCAACAGCAGCAAGCTCAAATGCTAGAAGCTGCACCAATAGCAGCACAGACTGCTAAAACTATGGCAGAAGCACAGTCATTGTCCCAAGGGGGTCAAGTAGGTGGAATATGATAGTACTGATGAGGAACTTAAGAAGTTTATTATAAACGAGCAGCGTAGGGTGCTGTCTCTAGCGTACAAAGGACTATTTGAGGGGAAAGATTCTGAAATAGTCTTAGATAATTTAAAAGCGTTTTGCAGATATGATACGACATCGCACGTCAGTGGTGATCCATACTCAACAGCGTTTTTAGAGGGGAGAAGAGAGGTTTTTTTACACATTAAAAAATATATCGAAATGTCTATGGGAGTAGATTAAATATGAGCGGAGAAGATACCGGTGCAGAAATATTGTCAAACCAAGCCGAGGCGCCAACAGAGACGCCAGCCCCTGAATCAGCGCCAGCAGTTGGGGAAGCATCAAGCAACGAAACATCATGGATCGATAGCATCGATGAAGAATACCGTCCTTCAATCGAGGCGCGTGGATTGTCCGATAACAACACATTGGCAAAGTCATACGTCAACCTGGTTAAGCTTCACGGGAATAACCCAAATGTGGTCGCTTTACCGGGAGAGGATGCCACCGATGAGGTCAAAGCCGACTTTTACAAGGCGCTTGGTAGACCTGAAGATGCGTCTAAGTACCAGATGGACATACCTGAAGGGATGCCGTTTGATGAAGCTTTTAATAACAGCTTTAGAGAAATGGCGTTCGAGAATGGACTGACATCTGAGCAAGTTAAGAATATTAACGATTGGCATAACGGACAAATGTCCGGGCAAATTGATGATCAATCGCAGAGTGCTCTAGTACAGGCCGACCAAGATATTGCGACATTGCGCGGTGAATGGGGCGGTGCTTACGACTCTAAAATGGCAGAAGGTCGTGCAGCGGTTAATATGCTTGGTGTTGAGGATCAAATGTTGAATCAGCTAGAAATGGCTATGGGTACGGGTTCAATGCTGCGGTTCTTCCAAGACATCGGCTCTAAGATCGGTGAGGATGTAGTGCTGGGTGAAGGTGATAATGAGTTCGCCGGAGGTATGACACCAAACCAGGCTAAAACTGAAATGGAAGCATTGAGTTCTGATTTCAAAACATCATTGATTGATCCGAGTCATGCGAATCATAAAGCTAACACTGAACGATGGAAAACACTGAACAGGTACGCTCATGGATAAGACCGGTGTACGTATAGAGTGTTTAAAGTTGGCAGCGTCTAGGGCCACACCTGGGGATATAGGTACTGGTGTGGTGAACATCGCTAAAATTTACGAATCGTATGTAATGGAAGGCGTGAAGCCTAGGAAAAAGACAACCACCACACCTGATAAGTTGCCCGAAAAGTAATCAAGCGTTATAATATTTACAGGAGTGTAGGCGGACGTAAGGATATTTGCGTTGCGCGCCTCCATGTAATTCAGCGAATAACCTATCTATAGGCCGCAAATTTTAAAACTAAAATTTGGGCCACCTAGTGAATAACCCGAAATGAAAACGAATTTATCTTTTTATTAACGGGAGAACGGCCAATGCCTTTCACTATTCCAGATCATTTTAATCAAAGTTATACTCGTAACGTAGAGCTTTTATTACAGCAAGAACATTCACGCCTAATTGATTGCGTAAACGTTGAATCTTACCAAGGTGAGTCAGCACAGATTGTTAAACAATTTGGTGAAGTTGAATTTTTACCTAAAAACACTCGTCATTCAGATACCACTTTCAGTGATATTGAACACAAACAACGATGGGTTCACCCTGAAGATTTCACACTGGCACTACCAGTTGACAAGGAAGATGAGCTTCGTCAATTAGATTCGCCTATGTCGCCTTATGTTAGAGCGATGAAAGCTGCATGGAATCGTAAGCAAGATGAGCTTATTGCTAATGCTTGGTTTGGCGATGCAATCACCGGCGCTAAGGGCATCACAACTACCACTTATGCAAGTGAGACGGGTGGTATTGTTGCAGTAGACGCAGGTGCTTCAGCCTCAACAGGTTTGAACGTTGAGAAGTTAATTCAAGCTCGACAGTTTTTACTAGCTGGTGAGGTAGAAGTGGACATGGAAGACGTTTACATTGCCATTACGTCTAAACAGCTAGGTGACTTGTTGCGTTCTACTGAAGTAACTAGTTCAGATTATGCGGCAATTAAAGCACTGGTCAACGGTGAAGTTAATGAGTTCATGGGCTTCAAGTTCAAGAACTACGAGCGTTGGAATCGTAATGCTAATTCCGGCACGACTTCTGCGCGTAAGATTCCAGTATGGGTTAAATCCGGTATTGTTTCAGGTCATTGGAATAATTTGGAAAGCCGAATTGGTGAGCGACCAGATAAAGAATACTTGAACCAAGCGTTTATGCGCGGTACTCAAGGTGCGTCACGTACCCAAGGTGCGAAAGTCGTTCAAATCCTTTGTGACGAAACTTAATAGGAGCTATTTAAATGGCTGAAACATATTCAACTGAAACCGCTAGCGTCTTAGACCCTAGCGTATTACCTCGCCAGAAAGCGGATGGTTCTGTGTACGGTGCGCGTTTGCGTCGATACCGCTCTACTATTACTCTAGCCTCGCAGGCATCAGGCGATACTATCGTCCTGGCAAAGCCTCGTGATGGTGAAGTGTTTGCATACGGTGTTATCACAGCGTCAGCAACACTAGGTGCTTCTGCCACTGTGGCTATTGGTTCCACTGATGATCCCGATGGGTATCGTGTAGCGGCTGTGTTTACTACTGCTAACACTCCTACCTTATTCGGGACTATCGCGGGAATGATCACTGAAGCTGAGCTTGATGGTTTAACGGAAGTTAAAGCGACCGTTGGCACAGCAGCATTGCCTAGTTCAGGTACGCTAGTGATTGATTTGTATTACTCCCATAGCTAAATCCCTTCAGCTATGCTTTTTGCTCCTACTTCGGTGGGGGTGTTTTTTAGGAGAATGAAGTGGCAACACGACAATATACATTAGCCAGAGACGGGCATGTAAAGGATGTGGCTGAGGCGGTTGGTAGTGCTATAAACGGTACAGGTTTTATTGAACTTACCATTGATTTAGCGGCAGATGCTACCGAACGAGAAGTTACAAATGCGTTAGAAAATTTTACTCGGAAGATTATAGAAGACAATTACCCACCAGCATAAGGAATCATCATGGCGTCAGTTGTAGAGATTTGTAACTTAGCTCTGCGTCAGTTGGGCGCTAGACGGATTACATCGCTGGGGGATAGTACAGAAGAGGCTCGTGCATCTAATGATGTGTACGAAAGACTTCGCGACGATTTGCTAAGGGCGCACCCGTGGAATTTCGCTACCGTTAGGACAAGCTTAGCAGCGTTATCAACTGCCCCCTCCTGGGGGTACGATAATGCCTTTCAAATCCCTGTTGATAGTCTCAGGATTTTAGAAGTTAGTTCCAACCGAGGTGGTTCATACGGTGGTACTGGCGCGACAAGCGCGTGGGAAATTGAATCATCCACTATAGTTTCTAACTTACCTGCTCCATTGAACATTAAATATATCAAACGTGAGGAAGACCCTAACGTATTTGATAGTAAATTCATAAATACACTTGCAGCCTACATCGCATGGCAATTGGCCGAGCGACTAACACAGTCGAACACTAAAAGAGATTTAGCAAAACAGGCGTACCAGGAGCAATTCAGAATTGCTAAATTTGTGGATGCCCAGGAATCCACACCCAAGCAGTTAGAGGACGGGTCGTGGTTGGACTCTAGAAATTACGGGCAATATTCTAGAGAATCGTGGGAGTATTAAACTTTGAGTAAAGCATCACCTATTCAAGAGTCGTTCAACGCTGGTGAACTTAGCCCACTGATGGAAAGTCGCGTAACTGTTGCCAAACGGGCGAACGGTTGTACGCTGTTAGATAATCTCGTCCCTACGATTCAAGGCCCACTGGTATCGCGTCCAGGGGCGAAGTTTGTCAATCAAGTTAAGAATCGACTTGATCCTATTGTACTAATACCGTTTGAATTTAATGTAGAGCAGGCATATATATTAGAGTTTGGTGATTTGTATATGAGAGTGTACAAAGACCACGGTATTATTGAATCATCACCAAGTGTGCCTGTTGAGATCGTAACGCCTTACGCTAAAGCTGATTTATTCGATAGTGAAGGTCGAACCAGATTACAGTGGGCGCAGACAGCCGACATCATGTATTTAACCCACGCCGACCACCCTGTTCAAGAGTTGAGCCGGACATCGGATATAGCGTGGACTATTGCATCGTCTGAATTCAAAGACGGCCCGTTTGAAAAAGAAAACACTGATACTACTAAGACAATGACTCGTTCAGGTACTGCAGTGGGTGCGACAATTACTGTAACCGCCACAGGGCATGCACCTTTTGTTTCTACTGATGTGGGGCGACTAATACGATTCACAGACGGAACGACTAGGGCATCGGTCAAGATTACGGGGTTTACTTCTTCCACGATTGTCACGGCGGCGGTTGGTGAAGTAGCTTTGGGTGGTACAGGCGCCATTAGCAAGTGGCGGTTAGGTATTTTTTCAGAAACCACAGGGTATCCAACCACCATCACATTCTTTGAAGATCGAATGTTTTTAGCAGGGTCTAGAAGCAACCCTCAACGCATCGATGGTAGTGAAGTGGGCGACCATTTAAGTTTCTCACCCACTGAAACTGATGGCTCAGTGATTGATAATAATGCCATTGGCGTGGCATTGAACGCTGATAAAGTGAACGCGATTGTTTGGGTGACAGATGATGAACGTGGCTTGATGATCGGCACTGCTGGTGGCGAGTGGGTTATGTCTCCCAGTTCCAGCGGTGAGGCGTTGACTCCTGTAAATATTAAAGCGGTACGCGCAACGACTTATGGAAGTGCTGCGGTTAAGCCCATCCGTACAGGTAAAGCGACATTGTACGTACAAAGAAGTTCCCGAAAATTACGGGAAATGGCCTTTGTGTTTGAGTCCGATGGTTTCCGCTCACCTGATATGACGATCTTGAGCGAGCATATTACCGGTGATGGCATATTGCACATGGCGTATCAGCAAGAACCTCATTCTATTGTTTGGTGTTTGCGTAAAGACGGCTCATTGATTGGATTCACTTATGATCGTGATCAAGACGTTTTAGCATGGCATAGGCATAACTTAGCTGGCGCGTCAGACGCTGGAGGAACGGCTGCGGTGATCGAAAGTATCGCTGCCATCCCGACACCTGACGAAAAGAGTGATGAATTATGGGTGTCAGTTAAGCGATGGGTTAATGGTCAGGAAGAACGATACATCGAGTTCATAACGGAGTTCTGGCGTGAATCGTTTGATCAAGAGGATGCGTTCTGTGTTGATTCGGGATTAACTTACGACAGCACACCAGCCACTACGATAAGTGGTCTAGATCATTTAGAAGGACAATTAGTTCGCATTTTAGCCGATGGCGCTGCACATCCTGATAAAACTGTGACGTCTGGTTCAGTGACTTTAGATAGGTTGTCTTCCGTAGTTCACTTAGGATTGCCTTATATACCTAGTTTCAAATCCTTACGATTTGACTCTGGTGCTAAAGATGGCACGTCACAGGGCAAGACCAAACGAATCAATAACGTGACGGTTAGGTTTTACCAGACGCTAGGCGCATTCATTGGCCCTAGTCAAAGTGAGATGGATGAAATTAACTTCCGTGAAGGTGATGACTTAATGGACGTAGCACCACCGCTTTTCGACGGTGATAAGCGGGTTAATTGGCAAGGTTCTTATGATAACGATGGGTTCATCATCATTGAGCAAAGGCAACCGCTACCAATGACGATCATTGCTGTCATGCCTCAAGGCCATACTCAGGATAGAAGTTAATGTTGGTACAGACGTTGAAGGCTGACCACTTAACTCGTTTGGAGCTTCAGCCTGAGCAACAGTATTTCAAACAATTAATATCTAATCCTGACGATTACGTTAAAATGGTATCAGATGGTGACGCTTACGCCATTGTTGAGGGTGACGAAACAATGTGTGCTTTTGGGATCATTGAACTATGGCCCAACAGATCGATGATTTGGGCGTTAATGTCTGCAAACTGCGGCCCTCACATGACAGGTATGGTTAGGATAGGGCGCAGAATGGTAAAAACATCCGGTAGCAGGCGAGTAGAGGCGCATGTTGATTGCGACTTTAAAGCAGGACACAGATTTATGAAATTATTAGGCTTTCATGTTGAGGCTGAACGAATGCGATCCTACGAACCTGATGGTCGGGATTGCACACTATACGCGAGGATTCAGTAATGGCGTGGATTGTACCTTTTATCCCTGCAATTGTGGGAGCTGTAAGTTCCATGGCAGGCGGTCAGGCTCAAGCTCAATCGGATGATTTTAACTCCAGGGTTGCAGCACAGAATGCTCGACGCGCTCAAGCTCAAGCAACAGAAGATGCTAGAAGGCAGAGAGTTGCCAGTGCTAAAAGCACCGCATCTTTGAAGACAGGTTTTGCAGGCGGCGGACTACGACAAGAGGGTACGGTGCTAGATGCAATTAACGACTCCATTGTACAGGGGGAGTTATTAGCATTGGACATTGAGGCTAAGGGTGCGGTGAATGCTCAGGACTTTAGAACTAGGTCAAGTTTGAGTAAGTCAGCGGCTAGCGGTGCTAAGACTCAAGGGTTATTAGCAGCCGGTGGCTCATTATTGAAACAGGCTCCGGCTTTCGGTAAAGCGTTAAGCACGTCATAGGGGTTGATATGCCAAAGTTAAAAATACAACAAGCTGGGCCGTCAGGATTCACGCAGTCTAGCGTTTCATCTACCGCCGCATCATTCGGCGGACGTGAGGCTGCGGGGCTGAGTTCATTAGGTCAAGGTATGCAAGTTGCCGTTGATGAGTATCAGCGTCTAGGTGATGAGGCCGATATATTGGAAGCTGGAAATACTTTAGCTGATTTAGATTTTCAGATGATACAACAGTTTGAAGAGGCTAAAGCAAGCATACCTCAAGATAGTACTGAAGACCATTTAGGTCAGCAGACTGCCCTACTTCGCTCTAATCTTGACAAGGTTATTGCGGGATCTAAAGATGGTGCAGGTAAGAAGGTTTTAACTCAAGGTGCCAACGACATATTCAACAAGTTCAGATTGAAAATGTATGGACATGAGATAGATCGAGGATATAAGAGACAAGAATCATTAGTGAAAACTGCTGTAAACGCTGGAGCCAATACGGTACTGACTGACCCCGCAAGACTGATGGCTCAAGTGGCTCAAGCACAGAAAACTGTTGAAGCATCTTCAATGCCTGAAGAACGACAAGCTGCGTATTTAGCTGCCATTCCCGGACAGTTTGCAATGTCCGCTGCTAAAGGTCAGTTAGAGCAGTCAGGTACTGTAGATGAGGTGGACGAATTCATTGAGGATATCAACTCCAGTAAATGGAATGATGTGATTACACCTGATCAACGAGTGTCATTGGTAAAGCAGGCCAAGGCTAGGAGTAGAACAATACTTGCTACTGAGGCCAGTGATAATGCTGACTTGTGGAAAGGTGAATCTATACAGGCTGCAACTGAATTCACAGATTTAATGATCAGTATTCGCAAAGGTGAAGCTAGCGAAGAGGACATTGAAAAGTTTAGAGCGGAACATGCAACCGTCAACGGCGGTCGTGACCCTAGACCTCAACTAGCTCAATACAGGCATGCAATGGCAACTTACATGGGTGGTAAGTCTAGCAACAGTGCTGCCGTGAAAGCTGCGAACAATGTATTAGATGTCGCAAAGGGTTATGCGTCAGGTAGAGTGTTCCATCCTGCCAAGGATAAGGAGGCGCTCAATGATTATTATGATTCGGTCAAGCAGCAGATATTCGATCCTATGTCTAAGCAATCACCTGATGAAGCCGAGCAGTATATAATATCCAACATGTTTGAGTTTGCTAAAAGCACAAGAACCGTCCCTACTAACTTTATGGTTGATATTGAAAACATGCTTAGAGATGACAGCAATCCTGATGCAGTGGTTGCCGGTGCTAGACGTTATCAAGCTATGAAGAATTTAGGCCCGACATTTCAAGTGCAATTGTCTAAGGCTCAATACTCGCAAAGAGCGGAGGCTATAAACGAGGTAATGCTTAGAAGTTCCAACGCTAAAGACGCATTAGACAAGGTGATGACTTTAGAGAATGTCAGTGAAGCTATCAAGACTGAGCGCGGCACCACTGCTACAACCTTGCTGAATCCTAAGTTTTTTGGAGAAGATGCCAGAGAGAGAACATCTACTGCGCTAGATGAGTTGGGCATAAGCGTTGATGCAGAAGATTTACCCGATGGCGCATCTGTCACTTATCAGCAGGCATTCAAAACTGCATACATGACTTATGGTGACGAAGGTATTGCACATGCTGAAGCTAAGGAGGCAGTTAGAGGTAATTGGGCTGAAAGCGGATTCACGGGTGTGAATGATCCTGTTTTATCTTTTGCTTCACCTGAGCAAAGGTATGGGTTACATGGGGTTGATCAGCAAGACAACCATAAGTGGCAGAAAGAACAGTTGATACAAGATTATAAAGACTACTTGAAATCTCAAGGCGTTACTGAAGCATTCCATGCAGATGATAGATTTTCAGATAACTTAGTAGTAATACCTCATCCTTATGCGACTTTCCAAGGGAAGCCAACATATATAGTTTACCGTGATTTATTTGATGAAGATGATGTGTATCAGGGGCGTTCACCTTTATTCGGTGAAGGTACTTACAATTCTTTACCGTGGCACCCAAATTGGGATACCAGTCCTGAGAAGGTTAGGCAAGACGCGGGTAATAAGAAGAAAATAAAAGATGCTAAGATGAGATCTCAAGATGATACGCCTTGGCTTCTACCGGACATTGGACTGTAACTATGCCTGTTTTAGATTTAAGCACCACCGGTCAATTCCAAACCCTTAACAACCCTACTCAACCTCAAAGAGAAGATGATCCTTTGTTCTTTGCGGAAACGTTGCCTGCATTATACCAAATGGAAAACACTGTCGGTTCAATGTCCAACGTCACCCTTGAGGGGGATGGGGAACGTGACCCTGAGTACGATCCGTCAAACATAATACCTCAAGGGCATGAAGATTATGCCGACCAGTATTTTAGAACTAAAAACGCTCACCAAGGGGCGAGGTTAAGTCAGGCTATTAATCGTGAATTAGAAGCTAAAGACATTATTGACCGTTCAGGCGCGATGGGTGTTTTAGGTGGTATAGGCGTGGGAGTTATCGACCCTATCAATTTAATCCCTGGTATAGGCGTGGGATATAAGTTGATAAAAGGCGGTGGTGCTGTAATCAATTCAGTAGCTAGAGGCGCGGCTACTGGAGCAATGTCCATGACAGCTACTGAGGCGGTATTACATGGTCAGCAGAAAACCAGAACTGCAACCGAGTCAATTATAAATATTGCAGGCGGTACTATTCTGTCAGGTGCATTGGCGGGCGGGTCTAAGAAGTTAGCACAATATATATCAGGTGAGCGCGGTATAAATACCAATCAAGCCATGAAGGAGATGGAGGAGGTGACTGAGCAGAATTTTGATTTAGATGTTTACGACTCTTCTCGTAAGTCTATGGGTTCTGCTGAACGTGAGATTTCAACAGGCAATATTGCTGATGAAGGTATTGCGGGAAATTGGTTTGTTGATAATGTATTAACCCCTGTTTATGGTTGGGTCGATCCTGTAATGCGAGGGTCATTGCAACCATTAAGGGATATTAGAGCAATAACTCATACCGTTGCCGAAACCCCGTCATTGTTGCAGAAGAATGTAACAGATGTAGAAGCTGGTGACATGGGAGCGCCTACTCAATTATCACTTGAGCGAGCGATCAGAGATCAAGATGCATATCTTTATGCATCATTGGGTAAAGTCGATGACATGTATTCTCAGTATGTTCAGGGTCGTGGTAAGAAGATGGGCGACTGGGCTAGAAATTCACTAACTCGAATGACTCAGAAGGATCGACAATTAAAATCACCTG